CTACAACGGTAGGTTCGATGCCGAAATTAAAAAATCATTCACTTTGTCTTTAACTTGTAGTAATAAGGATCAGTTTAAACCCATAAAGAACCACAAATTGGACGTGTTCAAAGGAGGTCAGGTTTTACTCCAATCTCCTGCTAGAGTGAACTTGCAATTCATTTCTTGGATGAGAGTCAATGCCTTTTTATTCAAAGATGCCATGTGTGACGATACCTTCACTGATGATTACGAGTCTCCGATCGATTTTAGATTAAGAATGTCTAAAGCTATACAATTATTACCCCCTTCATCCCGTGTAGCTATAGCTGATGGAGAAGAATGGGATTCGCAACAGAACCCTGTTACTTTGGAGATAGAAAAGGAACTCTGTAGGTTGTTTGGTGCCACCGAGAACACAATCAAGGAATACTTCCTTGTTCGTGGAAACTTGCCATTTATAATGCATGGAATTTTTAAGGGTACAACAAACGGTGAAAAAGGCTCCGGGTTCTTAGACACTAAACTTGGTAACACGAAGTTGGCCACTGTATTTGGTAGTAGAATCATACATGGATTAGGTCCCAAGGTTGTTGGTGTTAAGGGAGATGACTATGCGAAATTGCAAACCGGTTTAAGAATTGATGAACATGAGGTGATAAAGATTAAAAAACTCTGTGGTATGAAACTTAACATTACTATAGGAGATGGTGGAGAATTTTGTGGCAACTCTATTTCTAGAAAAGGATTATATCCATCTATAACTAGAATGGCCATGAAGGCTATGGCTATGAAAGCGAAGAGCATCGATAAGTTTTATGAAAAACAGATAGCTCTAAGAGATAAAATTAAGGAAATAATGAGTTGTGGACTTGCGGAAACCATTAAATATTCGGCGTATGCAGAACAGGTGTCAGAAAATTACGTTTCGGCATGTTTTGACTTCCTAAACAGCATGGCACATATAAATGGCAAACAGTGGTTGCAAATAACAAAGGCCAGATCGACGTCTAGATATTATTTGCCATCAGCAAATTGTTACAACCTTATATAAATCTCTATGCTCAATCTATGCCCTATGCCAGATTCTACATTCCTTAATAATAATACATTCCCTACCAACTCACGATCTATTTACACACATGCTAACATTAATTATGACTTACGAATTTAAAAATGTGTCTTACGTTAAAAAGACTGCTAACTCGCGGTTCTGGACCTATGAACAATTGCATCTATTTTCTACTATCTTTAACTCGGGCAACATCACGGTTGTTGAATCATTGCGACTCATGAAAACATCATATGATAGTTTCGTCGAAAAGGGTGTGCAAGGAAAGACTATCTTTGGTTTAAAGAAGCGTTGGCCCGAGAAAGAGGATCCTACAGAAGATATAATTTATTTTACTGACGCTGACTACAAATTGGGAAGAGTGCTTACCCTTATAGCAAGTGCTCTTGATGATAGGACTACTAGTGCTACTAGAGACCAAAGTTCAGGTTCATCAAATAATTCAAACGCCAATAAGGGAACTACGTCCAATACTACTTCAGAAAATGAAAATAAAGATCAACAAAACGCATTTAAGCAACTTTCCGAACTTAGAGTCACATTACAACAAATACTTAATGATCCAAAACTAAAATGGGATAGAGAAAGGGCGGAAGCAAATTTAAGCATGGTTTGGAAAGAAACAAATCCATGACTGTCCATCGATTTTCCCTATGGTTCTGTCAGAAAAATGATTTACTACTTTTTAGCAGACCATCTTTTCGAAGAAAATTTCATTGACGAATATATCATTAAGAAAACAAAAATAAAGAAAACCAAAAACATCGAAAAATTAATGAAAACCAAATTACAAAAATATGTCAATAAGACAACAATAAACATCCAATATAACATATCGTTTTATGACAAATGTCCCAACAAACATAAATTCACCATTTTGAAAAATGATGAAGGCTATTCAATTATGTTTATGTAAGTTGTCACCGTGTTTCAGGTTCGCGGAAACCACCCTTCGGGTGTCCTGAGTCCATTCATTTATATATCCAATGAAGTTTAACGTGAGTTGTTAATCTGAGGAATTTTGTTTCAACCTTTTC